TACCATTCCAGATTCCGATGATGCATTGGCTGAACTTACAACATTACGATATTATCTAGACGAGATCAATGTGCAGGAATTTGACAGGGGAGTAGCTCTTTGGTTCCAACGACAAGTATTTTATATTCAAGATGAAGAACGGGTCCCTGAACTCTCTTGGTGGAAACGACAACATAAATCGCTAAAAGAAAAGATCGGAGAATTTTATCAAACCCACCCAATTCTAACTAAGGTATTTGCTGCTTTAGCAGTTTGTGGGGTGGTTATGTCAGCATATGGTCTTTATTCATGCATTACGGCACCACGGGAACCACAAGAACTTAATCCCGATGAAGAGGAAGATACTGAAGCTTATTGTAGTGTTACAAATGGGCAACATCAATTTGGAAAAGGTGGATGCGGACATTTGGATGAGACAGGGAGAGTTTTGCCACAAGGATCAGCGTATCACACACAAGGTCGTAGGGCCAGAGGACCGCAAGCGATGAGAGTTATTACCAGACCAGCTAAACAACAAGAAGGTAATGCTCGAGCTCAACCTCAGGATTACGATCAGAATTTAAACGCGTTAATAAACTTTAAGATCCGGCGCAATTTGTTCCTCTTTACTCATCACGTATCAGACAGTCGGATGAGAAGTGTTAATGCACTTGGAATTAGGGGTAAACTTATTTTAATTAACTACCACATAATGCGAGGTATGGAAGAAGGAGATTTATTCTCACTGTTTCGTGATGGAGTAGAATATGTACAAGAATTTACGAGAAAACGATTAGTCCGACTAGGAGACAGGGATGTATGCATGTATGAATGCGATGATAGTTTACCATCAGTGAAGGATATTTCAAAGAAATTTTGCACGGTTGATGATATTCAACATTTCGACTCAATTGAAGCAACCTACTGTGGTATTAATGCCAATATGTGTTTAGATCAATACACAGGTAGAGCAACATCTATCCAACATCTCAATGAAGCCTTTCACTATGACGTGCTTGATTCCGAATCCAAACAACTTGAAAGAATGTGGGTACGCAGAGGATGGTCAATGAAAGCCAATACACCAAATGGTTACTGTGGATCACCCCTATTTGGGTTTCATTTACCAGGTGAAGGTAAGATATTAGGTATACATACAGCAAGTTTTGGAACAACAAGACCAGATGCAGTATCCGCTTTAGTAACCTGCGAAGATATAATCGAGTTAATTAACCAGTTTCGACCACAAGTAGTTGACACGTGGAAAGATAACGAGCAGTATCGTAAGTTAATAGTGGATAAACAAGCAAAACCACAATTAGATGGGAACTTTTCATATGAAGGAAAATTTAATGTGCGTAGAAAGCAAGCAACAAAAACAAGGGTTATACCTTCGCCCTTACAAGGGTTTTTCCCTCACGCACCGGTGACAGAACCAGCAGTCTTACATAACCAAGATGTCAGAATGAATCCAGATTACAGAGGTTGTCACCTACTTCGCAAACAAATAGAAAAATACGGTGAAGTGCAACTTCCATTACCAAGACGAGAATTAATGATAGCAGCAGATGATATCACACAGCGATTCATGAATTTTCAAACACCAAGAAAACCCGCTGTTTTAACAGTAGAACAAGCCATTAATGGCATTCCAGGTTTGCCTTATTTTGATGCTTTAGATATGAATACATCTCCAGGTTATCCGTATGTGAACATGAGACCAAGGGGTGAGAAAGGAAAGAAGTTTCTCTTTTCCGGTACTCCGGGTGATTATAAGATTTCAAATTTACTCTTACAACACAATTTGAACGATCGCTTGGAACGAATTAAGAAAGGGGAACTTCCTTTTGCTATCTGGGATAACTTATTAAAAGACGAAAGGAGGAAGAAGATCAAGATCTGGGAAGCTAAAACAAGATCGTTTTGTGCTGCGCCAGTAGACTTTACAATTGCCTCTAGAATGTATTTCTTAGACTTTTGTGCAGCGTTCTGTGCCAATAAAAACAACTTCTTTGGAACAGTAGGCATAAATGTAGATGGTCCTGACTGGACAGTACTTTTTAATAGACATAAGGTAAAAGGCGAGAATGCTTTTGATGATGATTCAGAAAATTTTGATGGAAGAGCAAAAGCATTAGCAATGGGGATAGCAGTAGAAATGATCAATGACTGGTATAATGGAACACCCGAAGACAACCTGGCAAGGAGAACTCTTATGGAAGAGATGATGCACACTAGATCCTTTATGGATGACTTTGTCATTCAAAAACACGGAGGGGTACCTAGTGGAACAAATTTAACAGCAGTTTTAAACAGCATAGTACATGCGCTGTATATCCGTGTAATTTACCAACTGGCCATGCTCAGAGCTAACCGGCGCGATTTGAAATCAATGAGAGTATTTAATCAACGTGTAGCTGATAGTACCTTTGGAGATGACGGATTCATAACATCGGATCTTGAAATTCTAAAATACTTCAACCGCGTCACTTTCATAAACATTGCAAAGGATTTAGGTCTTGTAATAACTGGAGCAGCCAAGAATGGGGTAATAAGTAAGTACGAGTCTTTAACATCGATACAATTTCTGAAGCGGCATTTTGCACAACATCCAGATTTTCCAGATATAATGCTCGCACCAATTGATGTCGACACAATTTATGAATTGATCAATTGGATGACTCGTACAGCTGATGTCGACGCTCAGATGCACATGAACATCGAAGATGCTCTGAGGTTTGCTTATCATTATGGTGATAAGTTCTTCGATACGTTTCGCAAGGAAGTCTCGCGGTCGCTAAAGAGAGCAGGAATGGAACAACACCTATCCAGCTGGAATGAATATGACCAGGATTACCTTGACGAATGGCTAGGACAGCGAGAG